TTTTATATGCTGTTGATTCTGATAATAATGTTTGGTATCATGTTCCATTTTTAGCACAAGATACTATATTTGAACCGGTATTGAATATACCAAGAAATGATACTCAATTGAGTACATACAGAGATGAGACACCGTATTTATTGAAATTAAAAAAGGTTGCTAGAAGGTTTTCTACAAGACAAATAGATGATACTAGATATGAGATAAATTTTGGTGCAGGTGTTTCAGACCTTGATGATGAAGAATTGATACCAAATCCAGATTTGGTTGGTAGTTCCCTTGTTGGTATAGATAGATCAACATCATTTGACATAGATCCTTCAAACTTTTTATACACAAAAACATATGGATTGGCACCAAATAATACAACATTGAGTGTTTTTTATACAACAGGAAATGGTTTATCCGATAATGTAAGTAGTGATACATTAACTAGAGTAATAAGTAAGGTATTGTTGATAGATGAAACAGGTTTAGATCCTGTTTTATATGAACAATCAATATCAAGTCTTGCGGTTACAAATCCAGAACCGGCAAAAGGTGCAAAGGGTGAAGAAACTCCAAATGAAATTAGAGAAAACGCTCTTGCTTATTTTGCATCACAAAATCGTGCAGTTACAAAAGAAGATTACATAATAAGGGCATACAGTATGCCTTCAAGATATGGTTCTATTGCAAAGGCATATATCACAAAAGATACACAATTAACAAGAGAATCTGTTTACAATAGTGATCGTGTTCAAAATGGTTTGGCTTTAAATTTTTATGTATTGGGATATGACGGAGACCAACGTTTAACTACTGTAAATGATGCCACAAAGGAAAATATTAAAACATATTTAAATTACCATAGAATCTTAACGGATGCCATAAACATCAGAGACGCATATGTAATAAATATTGGTGTTGAATTTGATATAATGACTATACCAAATCAGAATAGCAATCAAGTTATTTTAAGGTGTATTGATAGAATTTCAAACTACTTTGATATTAAAAGATGGCAAATAAATCAACCAATAGTAATAAGTAATATATTTACAGAATTAGATAAAGTTGAAGGTGTACAAACTGTTGTTAATGTTAAGATTGTAAATAAATATGATCAAACGCTTGGGTATTCACAACATGCATACGATATTGGTGCTGCTACAAAAGACGGAATAATATTTCCATCTTTAGATCCTTCTATATTTGAAATAAAATATCCACAAAATGATATTATCGGTAGAGTGAGGGCATTCGGATGATTTATACAATATATGCGCAAAAAGACGCAACAATATACGAAAAAACAGAACATCAAAATACTGGTTTAGATCAATTAGTAGAACTATCTCATTTATATGAAGGGACATCTGGATCTGGAAAAATATACAACAGTAGAATATTGATGAAATTTGATATGGATGATATAGAACAAAAAGTAAATTCTGGAAAAATATCTCAAAATGCAAAATATTATCTTTCATTAAAAACAGTTGATTCTAGAGAAATTCCACAAGAGTACACAGTTTATGCATATCCAGTTAGTTCTTCTTGGATAAACGGAACTGGAAAATTTTACAATAAACCCATAACAACTGATGGTGTATCTTGGACATATAGAACATCAAAAAATGTTGGTGTCATGTGGGACATACCACCTACTTTATCTAGTTTAGAATGGGATGAAGTATCACAAACTTGGATTCAAGATGACGCAGTATGGGGAAATCGTATATCGATTAGTGTTACATCATCATACAATACTAATGAAGGTGGTGGAACTTGGTGGGATTATGATGATTTAGAATGTACACAATCTTTTTACTATCAAACATCGGATGTTTATATGAATGTTACCGATATTGCAAAAAGATGGATAACGGGATCTGCAAGAATTGAAAACGATGGGTTTATATTAAAATTTTCAAATGATGTTGAAACATCTAATGATTCAAGTACAAGTTTAAAGTTTTTTGGAACAGATAGCAATACAATATATGTTCCAAAATTATATGTTGTTTGGGATGACAGTGAATTTTCTACTGGAAGTTTAAATCCTGTTCCTGAAAATGGTATAAATTTAAATTTAAAATTGAAAAAATTCTATTCTCAAAATGAAAAGGCAAAAATTAGAATACACGCTAATAAATTATTTCCAACAAAAACATATTCAACACAATCTTATTACAACGTAAATTACTATCTCCCATCGTCTTCATATTATGAGGTTAGAGATGCACACACGGATGAAATAATACTTCCGTTTGATAACATTGGAACAAAAATTAGTTGTGATTCAACTGGAAATTATTTCAATATCTGGATGAACAGTTTTCAACCTGAAAGATTTTATAGAATTGTTGTTAAAGTAGAAACAGATGGCGGTGATGTTGTTACATTTTTTGATAACAATTATTATTTTAAAGTTACAAGATAATCATGTTAAAAAGAGACGAAAAAACGGAACAAATAATTAGTTACACAACTGATTCTGAAAAATTAAATCGTGGTAAAATTAGTCTTCCAATAGTTGATGGTAGATTTTTAAAAGGAGAATTTTCAGAAGTTATTGATGTAAAATTTAAAAACTTACCAGAAGCTGCCAAAGCAGATGAAGTTGTTGTAAGTAAAATATTATTAGCTCAATCTGATATGATAAGTGGTTTGATTCCACTTCCATCTGGTGTAACAGTTCCTGCAGAAATTATGAATAATCCTGATGCAATGGAACAGTTCACCAAAGATGTTGCTAAAAAAGAATTTTTATCAAATTTAGCAAACTTAATAGATGATACTGGAAATAGTGCTGCTGCATTGAGTATGCAAATTGATGAACTTAATAGAGAATTGGAAGAAAAAGATAAAATAATAACTGGCCAATTGGATGCTATATCCAATTTTGATAATGTTTTGGCAACAATTTCAAATGAAAGGGCAAATGCAATTGCAGAAAATCAGGCATTACAAGATGCAATAATTTCAACACAACAAATAGTTGATGAACAAAATATTATGATAGAAGATATGATGAATCAACAAATACAAGAATCAACTAGAGTGTTTGAAGATACTCAATTAGCTACATTATTGGCATTAACTGAAATAATAAGTGGAAGTAGAAATAATAATGAGTAATTTTAATTATACAAATCTTGAAGAAATACTATCTACAAACTCGACTATTCGAGGTACAAGATTTTTAACAACTTCTGCTAGAAGACGATTAATTGTTCCGGTTTTGAGTGAGTATGACGAACAACTAAATCCAAATAGTGTTGAAGTTCATGCATTTCTACCAAATACGGCATACGTTGAAAACGGATCTTTTTACAATTTACCATTTGAAATACAGACAATAACCAGAACCATACAAAATGCAAATGGTCAACCAGAACAAACAACTGAAAGAAATATAATACTGGATATTCATAATCATCTACATACAAAACTAAAACTTTTTCAGGGTGACTATAAATTAGTTTACAACTTTTTTGTAAATTATCTTGGTGGTCCATCTGAACAAGAGGCCGATGGTCGTGTTTTTATATCGGATATTTCTGAAAACAGACGAGAATTAAAATTAAAACTCATAAATAATAATTCAACTAATAGAGCTTCATTAGAATCTTTTGTATTATCCTATCTTTCTTCAAATGTTTATTTACCACCAATTGTTTTAAATTTTGGTGAAAATATGATAGTAGATGTAATTAATGTTACATCTGATGGAGACAATACTTACTTTTTTGTAAAATTATATGATGAACTTCCACAAGACATAGATTTATATTACGAATGTTGGGTTGGTTTACAAATATTAAAACCACTAATAGAAAGTGTTAAGGTTTTAAGAGAAGATGAAGTTGAAGTTATACCTTACATAAAGGGTGCAAATTTTGAAGCAAATACTGACTATTGGGTTTCTTCTGAAACTGATTACAAATCTTGGACAGACTTATTATCAACTAATGTTCAAACATCACAAGAAATTTTAAATAGATACATTGGTGGTACAAGTGCATCAATAGAATTAAACGTAGATTTCAGAGAGTTTAGAAATTTCATATTTTATTCTTCAGCAGAAGATAGAGTTCAAAACTTTAACTACAAAGTATCATTAATAGAGCAATTTAATGGTCAATTGGAATTACTCGATACATATACTGGTTCTGTTAATGCAAATAAGATAAAAATAAAAGGGTTACGTGAAAAATTAATAAGTGGTTTTGATAATTTTGAAAAGTTTTTATATTACGAAACTACTTCTAGTAATTACTACACAACACAATCTTTTGCTTCGATTACACCATATCCAAAGTATGAGTTGGATATTACAGCCAGTTCATATCATATATTGACAAAAGAAGGTAAATTTAATTTATACCCAACTATATCCGAAGAAGCAACAAATTGGTATATTGATTTATTAGATAAAGCTACTGATTATGATTTAAAAAATTACAATTCTTTAGAAAAATCAATACCTGAATACTTGAGAGATAGTAACGATAATGAACAATTTGTAAGTTTTGTTAATATGGTTGGTCAACATTTTGATATAATGTATCTGTATACTGATCATATTTTGAGAAAAAGTCAAAGAAAAGAAAACCCGAAAGATGGGATGTCTCAAGATTTGATTTATCATGCTACAAAAAATTTAGGATGGCAATTAACACATGGTACACAGGCAAAGGATCTTTGGGAATATGCATTAGGTGTTAGTGGTAGTGGTGAACCAATTTGGACTGGAAGAACAACTACAAATAAATACTTAGCGAAATCGGAAGAACAGAGAACTAAGGAAGTGTGGAGACGTGTGTTAAACAATCTCCCTTATGTTTACAAGACAAAAGGTACTGGTAGAGCAGTAAAGGCATTACTTGCTGCATATGGTATTCCTCAAACATTACTTTCTATAAGAGAATACGGTGGACCTGATACAGCGGATTTTGGTAAACCACCAACATACGAATGGGAAAAACATACTTATTATTTAAATTTATCTGGTAGTTGGCCATCACCAACAAGACAACATCATGTTGAGGTGCCTTGGGATAAAGTTAATAATGTTAAAGAAGTTTGGCAGTATCCAGATACTTTGACATTTCGTTGGAAAATGGAACCCGATAGATTATATGATTATGAAAAGGATCCTGTACAAACAGTTCTTCAAAAACAAAGTGGTAGTCGGTTAGATTGGTTCGTAACAGTTCATCACGATGGAACTGATATTGAAAAGGGTAGTTTAAAATTCCATATGAGCGATGGAACTAATTACAAATCTGCATCTATAAATGACACATATTTGTTTGATGATATACCACTAAACATAATGATTCGTAGAAGTAGTGGATCTGCAGATAATCATTCTGTTAATCAGAAATATGAATTAGTTTTGAGAACAGGAAAATATGGAAAAATAGCAATTGAACAATCTGCAAGTATAGTAATAACTGGAAGTATTGAACCAAACTACAATAGAGCTTGGTCTTCTACTGGAAAACTATACATTGGTTCTGGATCAAATCCTGTAACAAATCAGATACTATCAGGTTCTATTTATGAATTAAGATATTGGTCGAACATTTTAAGTACATCATCTTTTAATAATCACACATTGTCTCCAAGGGCATATAATGGAAATTATCAAACATCTTCATTTTATGATTTACAGGCACAATGGAAATTTTGGGATCCTTGGGATGTTGCTTTAACACAGAGTTTAAATAGTACACATCCAAATAGACTAAAAGATAGATTTTATGAAACACCAAAAACTGCTTCTTTTTATGGATTTAATATTGACGCATTCGAGTCTATAACAGAAAATTATACAATGGAAGTTGTTTCTGTTGCAAATGATACACCATTTACTGAAAAAATACGAATTGATTCTGCATCGTTATTGTCACCTTTAAGTATGCACCAATCAAATACAGTAACTCAATTTGATAGATATTCGATTGATTCAAATAAATTAATGGTTGCATTTTCACCACAACACATAATAAATGAAGACATATACGAGGCAATTGGATATACCATTTTAGATGATTATTTTGGTGAATACTCAAATGTAAATAAAAATGAATACCCAAGATTAAAATGGTTTTCAAGGGAATATTGGCAGAAGTATGAAAATAAAAATGATTTTACTGCTTATGTTAGATTACTTTCTGCATTTGATTTTAGTGTATTTGAACAAATAAGACAGACTTTACCGTTAAGAGTAAACGAAATACTTGGAGTTGTTGTTGAACCAAATGTACTCGAACGATCAAAACAATCGGTATTGAAAGATTTTTCTGGAATAAATCAAGATGTCATAGATACGAATGATTTATCTAAATTACCAAAACCTGTTTCAAAATTTTCTTACAATAAAGGAACTGTATTAATTGGTTTCGATGAGGATCTTGGAAGTAAATTGTATGACATAGAAGGTGAATATACAAGTGAAGTGGAAGTTGTTACACAATTTGATGAAATAGAAAACGATGTAGATTTGAATTTTAACGTAAACATCAAAGATGTTGAACCTAAAAAAACAACTATTATTGCACAAAATAAAATACTAAACGGTTTATCTAATACAATAAAAACAACTCTTGATTTAGATAACAAATCAATAATTGGAAAAACCAATGATATTAGATTTACTTTGAAACCAAAGGCTAAATTTGTTTTAGAGTCCGTATTGAATAGTGACGAAGAAAATATGAATGTTTCTATATTTTGGAGTGCTCCTACAATAGAATCTTCACCAACAACAATACCAAATAAATCAAATTATACATTAAAAGATGAAGTTACATCATTGTCATACAATTCAGAAGAAAAAATAACTGCAACATATGAACAAGTATACAGTCATGTTGATGATGGTTACTATAAAAAGTTTGAACCTGTATTTTATAGTATGCCTGATTATGTTAATAATACACCAACAACTCATTCGTTGATTGGAACAAATTATGTAAATCCAACATCTTTACCAACTGGAATACAAAATCATAGATATTTGGGATCAAAAGTAAGTTTGGTATATGGTGATGAAATAAATGAAACATTGATTCCATCATTTATTCCACCAAATGATGTAATTACTGAAACATATGTTAAGGTAAGACCAAATATATTGTAATTAATTAAGAAAATATAAATGTAACACATATTTATATTAGAATTATTATTACATCCCACATCGGGTTTTTATTTGTCATAAAGTAATACTATTAAAATAAAAGGAGTTTTAAAATGGGTTATTTAAGCAATAGCGGAACAATAACAGTAGATGCAATTCTTACCAAAAAGGGAAGAGAATTGTTAGCAAAAGGTCAAGGTGCATTCAACATTACACAGTTTGCTCTTTCAGATGATGAGGTTGATTATGATTTATGGAATCCGCTTCACGGACTTGGTACAAATTATTATGGTGTTGTTATTGAAAATATGCCTATTACGGAGGCAGTTCCAGATGAAACACAATCAATGAAATATAAATTGATTACTCTTCCTGTTGGAACAAAATCCATACCATATCTACAAACATCAGATAATGCAACTTCGTATTCATTTCAAAGTTCACGGTTCGGCGGACAACAAGGATATAAAGATATTACATTTTCAACATACAAATATGAAAATTTACCACAAGATAATAAATTATCTGAACCTGGAATGACATACTCCGTTACTATTTTAGACACAACATATATGGATTTGACACCCATTTCTGGCATTAATCCAAGTATATCTGGCAATTCAGCAAAATACTCTGGTATATTACCAGGTGGTGGTGGGATTGAACCACTTGACGTTACAATTCGAGTACAGGGTAAAATATTCG